TGGTCCTTGCTCTTTGTATTATGGTGCTAGCGGCGGCGCACACGGCAATCCAGGTGCTGGTACGATGTGGTGTCAAGATAATCACTGCTGGAACAAGCAACACATTCCTTATCCAGGCGGTCTAGTTAATGGTAAAGGTGGTTGGTTGCCTGGTACACAATGTGCCAATACTGGTTGTGGATATTGTCTCAATCACTGGGCAACCGCCCAACTTGGTTGGGGTGGAGGTCATAGCGAGAGAAACTATGTTCCTGGCGTTGGCGGTGCTTCTGCATGGGTTTGTGGTGGCGGTTGCTGCCGTGGTCAACATGGAAGCCCTGGTATGATTCGCATTTCATACAAGCAAACCGAACGCGGATATTGATTCAATAGTTTATAAATAATACAGCAAAGAAAACCAAGGATTAAATAAGAGATTACTATCATGGCGAATATTTCAAAACCACTAACTTATAACTTGCCTGACGAGTATACCAAGCAGACTAGTGATCTTGGTCTCACGGCAGAATTCACCTACAAAGGTCCAGAGTTTCTCTGGGTTTTTGTGAATGGCGAGACAGGTGCTCTCCAAGGAACCCAATCGTTCATTCCTACTACATCTCCAACAAAGGATGCAGAGCAGGCTAATGTACGTGCAGGTCTAGATCAGAAAGCAGTTCTTCTTCGTCCTAATACAGACGGAACAGATCTTCTACTAGCAGCAATTCTACTCGGACAAGATACTGGCAAAGCAGCTGGTTATCCACAGAAAGAATACAAATTCCCTGCTGATCATGCAAGAGCTGGTGAAGTATATTACGAGCGTCCCGATCCCCAGCAACCAAACCATACTTACGCAGTAGACGAGATCATGTATGATCTCACCAATGATTCCTGGGTTACTCCTTTCCCTTGGTTCAAGCCTTGGATGACCACAGAGTTCCATACGGAAGCAAGAGACTCTACTCTCGAAGGCAATAAGGTCTTCTATGCAGAGATCAAAGGTAATATGACTGCTGATCAGATTGCAGCAGCAGATGCATGGATCGCTGCAATGGAAAATCTTTATGTAGATTTTGCTGGTATTGAACCATTCATGATTCCATTCCCTACAAACCCCTTGGCAGAATTGATTGAAGACTACGACTACAACGTAGACGAAGACAAACTTTTGGAAGACGCAGCAACTGACGGTGCTGTCTGATTAGTCTTGTGGTATAATCAGAGGGTCTTCGGACCCTCTTTTTTTATGTTCGTAAAACCCCCCTGGAGACCTCACCTAAATAAAGTATATAAATCATTAGCAACTGATTATGAGACCTAAATCATTTTTTGTCAATGGTGGTGCTGGACGTGTGCTTTGTTCAATACCTGCATTTGAGAAATATCAAGAGGAACATCCCGACGAGGATTTCCTAATTATCTGCGAAGGAGGTACAGACTTCTTCAAAGGTCATCCAACACTTTACGGTAAAGTGTATGACCACTGGCACAAAAATATCTTTCGAGATAAACTAATTAGTACGGATGTTAAAACACCTGAACCATATAGGGTTTGGGAATACTACAATCAAAAATGTAATCTGTCCCAAGCATTTGATATTGAGATCAATGGGAAAGGTGTAAGAGAACTACCCAAGCCAACTGTCAAACTTTCCAAAGAAGAACAAGTAAATGGAAAGTTTATTGTTGCAGAAGTAAGGCAAAAAACAAACAAGAAAAAAACTGTTGTATTCCAACCTTTTGGTAGAGGAGTCCAAACTGTAGGAAATATCATTACCGATTCTTCTGGTAGAAGTTTTGAGTTTAAAAATGTTATTTCTATCATGAAACGTTTACAGAAAAAGTATTCTGTAATTCTAATGTCAGAGTTTGCATTCGACTTCGAGAAAGAAGGATTGAGAGATACTGTTTCTTTTCCTGCTGGAAATCAAGTTCCTTTGCGAGGATGGGCTGGCATTATTAAAGAAGCAGATCTATTTCTAGGATGTGATTCTGTTGGTCAACACATTGCATATTCAGTAGGAACACCTGTAGTTTCTGTTATGGGATCTACTTTTGGTGTCAATGTTTCATATCCAGACCACGAGAAAGTAGATGTTCTTGATATGGGCGAAGGATTGAGATTGTATGATCCTATTCGTGTCTGTCCTGATGAAGAATCTGCAAGAGTGAATGATGGCATCATGGCGATGAATGATAAAGTCGAAGAAGTTATCATGAAGTCTGTTGACAAACTGATGAATAAGTATTACACCAAACCAGATATGGACATTGTTCTTCCAGAATCTTATGGTGGTCCTCAAGAAGGATGCCCAACTCGCCCACCAGAAGCACCGCTATCAGCGCCAAAGCAGCAAGGCATGGGTCCAATTGAATTGGAAGCTGCATCAAATGGAGTAAAGATCCCCTCACTAGAACCTAGTAAGAAAGGATTTTCTCAAAATGTAAAAGTAAATTGAGGTTATAATGTCTGTTATTGTTTCGGTTGCCCGTGGTCACAACGGGAGTACAACTTTGCTGGTTGATGGTAAGGTAGTATTTTATCTAGAAGAAGAAAGATTATCCCGTTTTAAGTATGATGGGTCTCCTCTTCTTGGTATACAAAAAGTATTTGATTATGTAGATCACATTGATCATCTAGTAATTTGTCATACTCACCGTCATGGTCCAGTCCTTGATTGGTCTGGTGAAGATGCATATAAAGGATGGACAAGAAAACTAGCTAGGAAAAAATTTGAGTTCCAAACTCACGAAATCGATACCATCCACCACGAGATGCATGCAGCGTGTGGTTTCTATAACTCTGGGTTTGAAACTGCTGCTTGTGTAATTGCTGATGGTGCTGGTAGTTTCCTACAGATTGGAGACATTCAAGACACTTGCTATGAGTTTGAAACTATTTTCAATGCATCATATCCTGGTGATTTTGATACTGTCTATAAGCATGTAGGTACAAAACAATCAATTGGTATGTCGGAACCAGAAGATAATATCTTTGTTACGGAGTACCCTGGTCATACCAAAATGTATGAAGCAGTAACACAATATTGTGGATTCCCCGCCATTGAGGCAGGTAAGCTCATGGGTCTTGCTCCATACGGCAACCCTAATGAAGACCTACCATCATTCTTCAATGGCGAGTGGGGTAATCGAAATCTTATCGTCCCTACTTATCCTAATGCAGCAATGCTTAATGTTTCTCGTTATGACATTCTTAAAGAGGACGTTAAAAATCATGTTGAGGGTGAGTATACAGATGTTCAAAAAGATCTCGCTTACAAGATTCAGGAACAAACTTCCGATCGTATGGTTCAGTTAATTAAAAAAGCACATGAGTTAACTGGTGAAAAGAACATTGTAATTTGTGGCGGTTACGGTCTCAACTGCGTTGCAAACTACAAGTATTGGAAGGAGTTTCCTGATCTCAATATCTACTGTGAGCCTATCTCACATGACGGTGGTACTTCTATTGGTGGAGCAAAATATGTCTACAACAAGCTGAAGGAAACTGAAAAACCTAGTAAGCAAGAGTCTGTTTACTATGGTCCTCAATATGATCCTACTGGTTATATGGCAGACCTAGAAGGTCTAGAAGTTACCGACACTTCATATGATGATGTTGCTAAACTAATTCGTGAAGGTACTATCGTAACCATCTATCAGGGTCGTTCTGAAGGAGGTCCACGAGCACTTGGCAACAGATCTATTCTGTTTGATCCTACTATCAAAGATGGTAAAGATCATGTTAATGCAGTCAAGCACCGTGAATGGTTCCGACCATTTGCTTGCTCCATTAAGAAAGAAGCAGTTCATGACTGGTTTGACCTAGCAGGTCGTGATGAGACACCTCACATGATGTATGCAGTCAAGTGTCATGATGGAGTGGAAGAAAAGATTCCTTCGGTTATCCACGTTGATAACACTTGCAGAATCCAAACAGTTACTCCAGAACAGAATGAACACTACTACAATCTCATTGATGCATTCGATAAGATTGCGGGTGTACCTATTCTGTTTAACACTTCTTTTAATCTTGGTGGAGACCCGCTGGTCGAGACAATCGAAGATGCAGTCAACACTTTGAATAAGAGTGATATTGAATGGATGTATCTTCCAGAAATTCAGAAGCTTGTTCATGTACCCAACGAATGAAAATATCTTTCGTAAATGGATGTTTTGATGTGCTCCATCCAGGACACATCGAACTTCTAAAGTACGCTAGGTCTTTTGGAGACTATCTCATTGTTGCTATTGATTCCGATAGGAAGGTAGCAGAAATGAAAGGTCCCGAGAGACCTATTTTTTCGCAATCTGATAGACGGTTGATGCTAGATGCCATCAGATATGTTGATGTAGTTCATGTGTTTGATACCAAACATGAACTAGAGGAGTTGCTGGAATCGATTAAACCTGATACAATGGTGGTCGGTTCCGACTGGAAAGGAAAAGAAGTAGTAGGTTCGCACTATGCAAAATCAGTTCGGTTTTTTGATCGACAAGGAGAATACTCCACAACCCAAACAATTCAAGGTACTCCTTATCGGTGACACTTGTACTGACAGATATGTGTACGGTACAGTCACTAGAATCAGTCCTGAAGCACCAGTACCAGTCATGGTATACGATAGGGTAGAGACTGCCAAAGGCATGGCTTATAACGTCAGAGAGAACCTGATGTCTTTTGGTAGTGAGGTTTATATGATGACCCATGAGTCTCCTATCACAAAGACTCGATACGTAGACTCCAAGTCTAACCAGCAGATCATGCGGTTAGATGAAAATGATACTGCAGAAGATTTTGGATGGGAGTTACCAGAAGAAAAATTTGATGTCATGGTCATCTCTGACTACAACAAAGGATTCCTTTCTGAAGAAAAAATTCAGGAACTAGTAGATTGGTTTGATGGTCCTGTATTCATAGATAGCAAGAAGACTAGGTTACCTAAAAAATGTTATATTAAAGTTAATGATCGAGAGGCACAAAAATTAGAAGGAGACTATCCTAATCTAATTGTAACCCGAGGATCACAAGGATGTACTTATGATGGTATGTCTTTTCCTGGTATTAATGTACCTGTGTTTGATGTAGCAGGTGCTGGTGATACATTTCTAGCAACATTAGTTCATTTTTATTTGCTTTTAGGAACTATTGATCATGCTATTCCCTATGCAAATAAAGCAGCTGCAATTGCCGTCACACACTTCGGCACCTATGTCCTATCCCAAGATGATGTAAATGAAATACGTTGTTGACATTGATAATACAATTTGTAGTCCTACTGTAGGCAGGAACTACGAAGATGCTGAACCATGGCACAATAGAATTGATAAAATAAATAAGTTGTATGATGAAGGTCACATCATAGTGTACTTCACTGCAAGAGGAATGGGTAGGTTTGATGGAGATCCTGATGCATCCTGGAAAGCATCTCAACTCCTAACAGACTTAACCAGAGAACAATTAAATACTTGGGGATGTAAGTATCACGATTTGATACTAGGAAAACCACACGCTGATTATTTTATTGACGATAAAGGAATTAACTCTAATGACTTCTTTTAAACACGTACCTAAAGGTTGGGGATACGAAAAGTGGATTGTCAATAATGACAAATACTGTGGAAAACTTTTATTCTTTGAACCAGGAAAGAAATGTTCTTGGCACTATCATGAGTTGAAAGAAGAAACATTCTATATCCACTCTGGTAAGATACAATTAGTATATGGATATGAAGATGACTTTTCTGACGCAGACACAGTAATATTAAAACCTGGGGACAAATTTGAAGTCCCCAAGTTATTGCGTCATCAGATGTTAGGACTAGAAGAGACAGAGATGTATGAGTTCTCTACGACACACTTTGACTCTGATTCCTATCGAGTAGTGAAAGGTGACTGATGTACGTCTCAATTGAGATGAACTCTTTGTTTTCCCATTTAAAATTAGCAACAGTATTGTATTGATACTTGTCCTTCAAATGTTCGGGGAAGGGGATCTCTTTGATCTCTGCCCCGAATTTTTTTGCGATAATTTCTGCTACCTGTCTGAATGAATAACATCTACCAGATCCAAGATCATAGATGCCAGACTCTTCTCCATTGTTGTCTACAATATCTACAATGTCATCTACCCATATAAAGTCTCGGAACATCTTTTCCGATCCTTCAAAAATTTCAATCACACCATTCTGTACTGCTTGGTCTGTAAATTTACTGATTGGACTGCGTTGATTACCTTTATGTTCTTCACCTAGACCATATACATTGAAGAATCTAAATCCTTGAATAAGCTCAAACCTATCAATATTTTCAGATACCCAAAGATCTACAGCAACCTTTGAGTTTGCATACAGGTTAAGAGGATCCATACTACCATCATGCTTGTTACCATATACAGAAGCAGATGAAGCATACTTAACTGGGATACCATGCTCGATAGCAATCTCAAATAATCTAATAGAAAACTCTACGTTAAAACAATTAAGTCTTTCTTCGTCAGTGCATGTTGTAGAAGAGATAGCTCCCATGTGAATAATCTCATCAATATCTCCCCATCCATGAAAGTTTTCAAGCATTGCCCATGCATTATAATCTTCTACACCAATGAATGGTTTATGTTTCTCTGCAAACTTCTTACCAATAAATCCATTGCACCCAGTAATCAGTTTAGGCATAGTATTGTAGACAGGTATAAATAAGTATAACACAGAAGGACTATAGCGACAACCAGATGTCTAATCCCACCTTTGGATATTTAGCGTCTCTTGTAACACCCCTAAAAACGAGAGTCGCATTACACACTGCAGAAGCAGGCAAGGTCGTAGAGGGTAAACTTGTCATTACACATAAAGACCCTTATCCTGTTAGGGTTAGGATCGGTGTATCCACTGGTGGAGTTCTTGACTTCAATCCAGAAAACTACATTCTCTATGATTATGAAATTGGTGAAGGTCAAAGTTACGAAAGTGATACGATCTACTATGGTAACAATCAAACTCTAGTTGTCTGGTCAACATGTGCGAGCACTACATTTGTCTTGCACGGTCAGATTAAAACTGACCCAACCGCTACTGGATTTGTAGCAGCAGCAATGCTGAATCCTACAAAAACAAATACTACAATCTACTCTGTACCAACAGACGAAGAAGCTCTATTGAGTTTGTTTGTTGCTAACCAAAGTTCTAGCAACGCAAGATTTAGAATTGCAGTTGTTGATTCTAGTGTTGCACCTGCGGTTACTTCAGACCAATACATTGAATACAATCAAGATCTACTACCGAGAGTTTCTTATCAAAGAAAAGATATTAAGGTAAGAGGCGATCAAAGTATTGTAGCATACTCTGATAACCCAGATGTTTCCATTTCAGTTTATGCAAAATTTAACTACAGTGTAGTTGATACTGACTTCACAATCGGTGGTCAGTTAACTGTTGGTGGCGCAACAATTCTGCAAGACACTTTAGAAGTGAGGCAGACAGCAACATTCAAAGAAACTCTGGATGTAGAAAAAGCAGTTACGATTGGCACTGATGCTGTACCAGCCAATCTAACAGTGAAAGGTGATGTTGCTGTTGGATCTGCATCTATAGCACAAGCAACAGGCAACATCTCTACTCCAGGTATTCTAACAGCAAATACAATTGCGACCAGTGGTAATATTGTTGCTGGATCTAATAAAGTAGTTCTGGATGGATCTGCAGGGGACCTTACCATGCAAGGACAATTAACTGTAGTAGGAGGATTCGCAGGTGATTTGAATCTTCTAAATAATAAAGTAACGAATCTGGCAGATCCTGCTGCCGCAACGGACGCTGCAAATCGCAAGTACGTTGATAGTAAAGTTGTAGCATTCTCTATCGCACTAGGATAATACGGAGTTTATAAATGGCAAAAAGACAAATTAGAGACTATGTATTCTCCCCAGGAATCGCTGGTGTCGGTACATTAAAAATCCTAGACAAGGTAGATGTTGATCAAATTTTGATCATTAGTAATGCTACTAAAAACATTTTCTTATATAATTTTAGTGATCCATCACTACCAGTTTCAGTTGATTTCACATCAACAACAGATGGATCAGATCCTGATTTTCCATACAGTAATACATTATCTAATGGTGTAACTACCATTACATTTTTGTATGATACTTCTTCGCATTTTGCATCTGACAAAATTCTAATTTTTGTCGAAGCAGAAGAGCAGAGAACTAGACCATACGACTTCGGTACTGATGCTATCGAACGTATGAGGATGGCACAACCTCAATCGATGCTTGACGCTGACTTTGAGTACGGCATCCAACCAACCAAGTGGCAGTCTCTTGACTTGCTACGTGGTTATCCTTCGATCTATGAAGTTCCTGGTTCAGACATCAGTATTGAAAGTGTAACGACTGATGCATCTTTTGGTTCTGGTTCAATTGGTCCTTCTAAAATTACTATCGATTCGACTCTAGATCATGGTTTGGTTGTTGGAGATCCCGTCTCTATCAAAGGTCTTGATGATGCTGTTGTAGGTTTTGCTAAAGCAGAAGGTTCGTTTATTATCGACTCTGTTCCATCCGCAACACAGTTTACTTATTATGCCAAAGCAAGAGTAGGTACAACACCTGCTACTGCACTGAAATCTTCATTCACAGTTCTGAAGCAAGCTGGTTTCTACACTGGTGCTGCAATCGGTACAAGTCCAACATTTAGTGTAGTAACACAGGGTGCTAGTGGTAACTTTGCAACTAGAGGATCTGCTGCCCAAGGTGCTACTAAACTTGGTGTATCAGCAACTTCTGTACTACCACCTATTGGTGCTCCTCTTGGCGGCACAGGCATTGCAACAGGCACCCAGGTAACTGCTGTTATTGATACTAATGCAGTATTAAACATTACTGATTCATTCACTGCCCCAGTATCTGAAATTACTTTCAATGATACTGCAAATATTGAGGTTGGTGCTGGTCTAGACAATGGAGCTGGTGAAACAGTTTTTGTTACTAACATTTTAGGTAATGTAGTTACTCTATCTTCTCCATATACTGTAAGCAAGACTGGTAATAGTTTTGTATCTCAACCTATCGCAGCTGGAGGTCTTAACTTTGGTAATGGTAGTGGCGCATCCTTTGACATCACAAGAACAAACGGTGCATACAGCAATGTAATTATAAACCCACAAAATTTTTATAATGGTGTCAACACTGGTGCATACTCGGGTCTAGGATCAGGAGCAACGTTTACCGTAGAAAGACTTGGTGGAGCATCTCCTTCATATCAGAATGTATTCCCCGCTAATGCTGGTAGTGGATATTCTCCTACAGAAACAATCGTCATTCCTGGGTCTTCACTAGGTGGTGCTGATACTACTAACGATCTTACGATTACTATTGCTAGTGTAGATGCTGTTGGTGTTATCACATCTATCAATTTTTCAGGTACTCCATCTAATGCACAATCCCGAGCGGGTATTGATTTTGCTGTAGGAGAAGATCTGGTTATTTATGGTAATGCACTTGGTGGTACATCACCAACAAATGATCTCTCCATCCACATCACTGCTGTTGGTGCTAATGGAGAGATCGATACATTTGATGTTACTGGTACTGCGGTTCCTTCCAGTCAAACATACAACGGTATCGAACAATCTAGCACCACTGCAACTGGTATCAACGCTAATTTCCAAATCGAGAGAGTTGGTGCTGGTCAGAATACTGCACAGGTAGATGAGGTCATCATTGGTGGTACAATCGAAGTTGATGATACATTCAAGATTACTCTTAATGGTACTACAGACTATACATACACAGCACTAGCAGGCGATACCACTACAGCAGTTAGAAATGCATTAATCAGTTTAGTCAATGCTTCTGCGGTTGTTTATGCATCTAGTGGATCAACTAGTGGTAGTTTAGATATTACCGCATTGTCTGCAGGAACTTCATTTACACTTTCTGTTCTTACAGAAGATGCTGGTGGAAATCCAGCTGATACACAAACAATGGTTACAAATAATGTAACCCCCAACTTCAGCGCCAGTACCACACCTGCATACAATGTTACTATTGGAAACCCTGGTCAAAATTACGCCAACCTCGAAGAAATCACTATTAATGGTGATGTTCTTGGTGGAACGTTTGGGGTTAACGATCTAACCATTACGGTTCAAACAGTTGATGCACAAGGTGGTATTACTGGTATTACTCTTGCTGGCACACCTTGGGATGGTAACGAAACATATCTAAACTATACCGCCAACCCAACTGCATTTAATGCAACGTTTACACCAAGAATTTCTTCAGGAAACTATGCTCCAGAAATTACTACTGGTGGTACTGGATATAAAATTGGTTACCAATTCTCAATTTCTGGTGCTTCTCTAGGTGGTTCTCCAACTACGAATGACATGACGATCACCGTCAGTAACGTTGATGTTGCAGGAACTATCACAGAAGTTACGGCATCTGGAGTACCAGTCTCTGGAGATACAATTGCATTCTTCAAGGCAGTATCTTTGAGTGCTCCTACCACAAGTATTGTAGGAAATGGAACCACAGTTACATACTCGGCTATTGCGAAGATTAATGTAGCATTCGCAACTAACCACGGTCTAGTACCTGGCGACACAATTCTGGTATCAATTACGTCAAGTTCATCTGGTCATGATCTAGCATCTGGACCATTCTTTGTGGATGAAGTACCTGGTCTAGACAACTTTACTTACACAGCAAGATCAACTGGTACTGTTACACCTAGTGGTATTGCTGGTTCTGTATATCCAAGAACTGATTCATTCTATACGCACAGACCATTTGATGGTGGTGTTCAACTAGGAACTGGATCTCCTGCACACGGCGCACAAGCAGTTCGTCAATCTAAAAAGTATATCAGATATCAGTCTGGTAAAGGTATCATGTATACCACTGGTGCTTTGTTCGCACCTTCTTACGACTTGAGAAGTGTAGATGCTGACGGCACTGCAATCGGTAGTATCATTACTTGTGTTACCGATGACCTCAACCACGGTCTACAGGTTGGTGCTGAAGTTCAGTTGACTGGTTTGACTACAGCAGGATACAATGAACACTACACTGTAGCGTCAGTCATTGATGAAATTACATTTACTGTTCTTGCACAGAATAACCTAGCATCTACATCAGCATCATTTGGTGATCAACCAGTTGTTGCTCTGTATAGATGGCAGGGTGCTACTGTTCGTGCTGGTGCATTTGATGATCAGAACGGTATCTTCTTCCAGTATGATGGATCTAACCTTGCTGTTGGATTGAGATCTTCTACATTCCAAATTGCTGGTACGGTAGTAGCAACTTCAGACTCTAACGAACTTACTGGAACTAACACCAAATTTACTGAACAGTTATCTGTTGGTGACAGAATTGTCATTCGTGGCATGTCTCACGTTATCACCAAAATTGATAACAACTCTAGACTGTATATGAACCCAGACTTTAGAGGAGTCTCTAACGCAGTTAACGTTAAGGCAGCACTGACTAAAGAAATTATCATCCCACAAAATCAGTGGAACATTGATAGATGCGATGGAACTGGTAAGTCTGGATTTGACATCCAAATCAACAAGATGCAAATGATTGGATTCCAATACACCTGGTATGGTGCTGGATTCATTGACTGGATGTTCAGAGGTCCATCGGGTAACTTCACATTCTGCCACAGACTGAAGAACAACAACAGAAATAACGAAGCATTCATGCGTTCTGGTAACCTACCAGTTCGTTATGAGGTCATTAACGAAGGTGCTAAAGGTAGACTAGCAACTCAATTAAGTCAAGCAGAACTTGATACGATTGCACTTAAAGATGCATCTTTGTTCCCCAACAATGGAACGCTACTGATCAATAATGAAATTGTAAGATACACTAATAGAGCAGTTAATAATCTAACAGGTCTTACTAGATCTGCAAATTACACTAACTTTGCTGCAGGTTCTCAAAGAACATACAAAGCAGGTAGTGCTGCACAACACGCAGAAAACACTGGTGTTATTCTACTATCAAACACAGCAACACCACAGATTAATCACTGGGGTTCTGCATTCCTAACTGATGGTGGATTCGATGAAGATCGTGGATACCTCTTTAACTACCAAGAAAAAGAGATTGAGATTACCACAACAAAATCAACCTTGTTCTTAATCAGACTATCTCCTAGTGTTTCTAATGCTATCACTGGCGACCTAGGTGAGAGAGAACTAATCAACCGAGCACAGTTGCTACTCAAGAACATTGAGATTACTGCACAGGGTGGATCAAATACGCAAGGTATCATTATTGAGGGTGTTCTCAATCCCAAAAACTACCCAACCGATCCAAACGATGTTACCTGGGCAGGTTTGAATACAGGTGGTGCTGGTGGACAACCATCGTTTGCACAGATTGCATCTGGTGGTGATATTACTTTCATCGGTGGTATCTCTCCAGTTTCAGCAACCAACGCTGGCACACAAAACTACAGTTCCAACTATGTCTTCTTCAATACCTCTGACATCTCTGGTGTACAGATTGGTTTTGAGGTAACTGGTGGTGACTTGAGAGGAGGAACTACTGTTGCTAACATCTTTAGAAGAAATAGTAGTACAACCTGGGTTCAGTTCTCTGACAGAACTAGAGCTGGCAATGCAGGATCTTCTACCTATGTGTTCGCACCTCTAACTGGTGCAGCAACTCCTGGAGAGCAGGTCTTTGCATTCACTGCAGCACCTGGTTCCAGAGACGCTATTGATTTATCAGAACTGAAGGAACTTACTAACACTCCTATCGGTGGTAGAGGTACATTCCCCAACGGTCCAGACGTACTAGCGATTAACGCTTATCTAACTTCTGGTAGCGCAGTTAATGCGACGATTAACATTCGTTGGTCTGAAGCACAGGCATAAGGAGTAACTAATGGCAGAACCCTCAAGTAGACAAGAACTCAAAGATTATTGTTTGAGGCGTCTCGGTCATCCAGTTCTTGAAATTAACGTAGATGATGATCAACTGGATGACTTGATCGATGATGCTTTCCAATACTATAGAGAGCGTCATTTTGATGGCGTTGAACAAATGTATCTCAAGCATGAGATTACAGCAGAAGATGTAACACGTTTTGATAGTGCTGATGAATCGTCATCAACACCAGCTCCTGATGCATCTACCTGGTTGACCAGAAAGAACTTTATTGAAATTCCAGAACATATAGTTGGCATCTCTAAAGTGATGGGTATCTCATCTAACTTTGCGAGAAACAATCTCTTTGGTATGAATAACCAATACTTCCTGATGGACATCTTTTCGTTCTCATCAGGATTTGCTTTTGGTAATTTTGATATGTCAAATTACTATATGCTCAAGCAATATTTTGAGACACTTGACATGATTGTCCAGACTGGATCATTGGTTCAGTATAGATTTAATCAAAGATCAGACAGGTTGTATCTTGATATTGATAAAGCAAGAATGATTGAAGGTAATTATTTGTTGATTGATTGTCAACGTTATCTTAATCCAGAAACTTTTACTCAAGTATATAACGATAGCTTTGTTAAGCAATATCTAACTGCACTGATCAAGAGACAGTGGGGTCAGAACCTAATCAAGTTCAACAACGTACAGCTGCCTGGTGGTGTATCACTCAATGGTAGACAGTTGTTTGAAGATGCACAAAAAGAAATTGATGCTCTCATGGAGAAGAGTTCTTCTTACTATGAACTTCCCCCAATGGATATGATCGGATGAAAAGTATTTACTTTCCTCAACACGGTGGTGTTAGTACAGAGCAATCACTTATCCAAAGTTTAGTGGATGAGCAGATTAGATTGTTCGGTAGTGATGTCTACTATCTTCCTCGGAAGATGATCAAAGATGTAGCACTGAATGATGTATTGTATTCCGAGTTTACTACTCAATACATGATTGAGATGCTATTGATTAATGTTGAGGGATTTGGATCACCATCTGAATTCATTAGTAAGTTTGGTCTACGTATCACTGATGAGATTACCATGGTGGTATCACAGAACAGATGGAGTCAAGTATTCCAAGAGTTTGCTGACATCACTACTGTGGATGGTAGACCAAATGAAGGAGATTTAATCTATCTACCACTTACAGAAGATCTATATGAGATCAAGTTTGTAGAAAGAGAAGCACCGTTCTACCAGTTAGGTCAGAACTATATCTACACGATGACTGCAGAAATCTACGAGCTTGGTAATGATGAGTTCGAGACAGGCATCGAAGAGATTGATGTCATCGAAGAGATCTTTGCTCCTTCAATTACTCTTGCTATGGATACTGATGCAACAACTCATTATTCATTGGGCGAGATTGTAACTGGTGGAACCACAGGAACTACTGCAGAAGTATCGTTCTGGGATAGAGATACTCACGAACTCAAACTTATTAATAGGAATGGTAATTTTACACCAGGAGAATCTATCACTGGTGGTACTAGCGGAACAGTACAGAACAGTGTCACTGTAGATAATCTATCACTAGAAAACGTCCAGTACGCCGACAATAAATACATTGAGACTACAGGTAATGATTTACTTGATTTTACTGAAGTGAATCCATTCGGAGAGTATGGCAACGTTACTGGTGAATTTTGATGTTAGGACCACATTTTTATAACGAAGCGATTAGAAAAACAGTAATCGGTTTCGGTACACTATTCAATAATATTGAAATTAGAAAGAAAGATCCTTCTACTGGGGAAATATTAGAAGCAGAAAAAGTCCCGCTTGCTTATGGACCCAAGCAAAAATTTCTAACACGTATAGAGCAAAATGCTGATGTTACTAACAAAGTAGCAATTACTGTACCTCGTCTGTATTTTGATATGACTAATATTACATACGACACTACTAGAAAAATTGCTCCTACTCAACGTCTCAAGAAGACTATTGATTCGGATGGAGAATCTCTTTCTGTACAATATGTACCAGTGCCTTATAACATAGAGTTTGAACTAGGTATCATTGCCAAGTCTCAAGATGATGGTCTGCAAATTCTTGAACAGATATTACCATACTTCCAACCTAACTTTAACATCACTCTTAATATGATCCCTGAAATGGGAGAAAAGAAAGACGTTGCTATTAATTTAAATAATATCAACTACGAAGATGATTGGGACGGTGACTTTTTAGATAGAAGAAGTATTGTATGGACTCTTAACTTTACTGCTAGATCTTACATCTACGGTCCATTCACCAAAGCGGGTGTTATCAAGAAAGCAATTGTATACGAATCAATTGGAGACAAGAACGATTCGCCAGACAACAGAAATACAAAACTTACATACACACCTAAAGCATTGGAGGATAAAAATGCTGACGGTGTAATCAATGCTGCTGACGACGCACTTGTTATCAGCACAGATGACTTTGGATTTAATGAGGGAATTGAATTGTTATGAAGGAATTTGAAAAGAACATGGAAGATATCTTTGATATCGAAGTCGAAAAAGAAGATAATGCAATTCAACAATCACAACCATCCAAGCCTGTTCCCAAGAAACAAGAGCAGGATCATCAGGATAAAGATTATGATTATACCAGAGCACAACTATACAACCTCATAGACAAGGGTCAGGAGGCGTTCAACGGGGCGTTAGAGGTTGCACAGGAGTCAGGGCACCCAAGAGCGTATGAAGTCGCTGTGAACGCCATGAAGCAGGTAGCAGACACCACAGACAAACTGATTGATTTACAGAAGAAGATGAAGGATCTCGATGCTCCTACAAAAAACTCTGTAAATACAAAGACCACAAACAACTTATTTGTTGGTAGCACAGCAGATTTGCAAAAGATGCTGAAGCAAATAAATAAACAAGAAGAGTCGGATTCATAAATATGAAGTCCTTTAAACAACTACGTATTGACATCACCGAAGCAGCAGAAAAACGTTACTGCCCTGGATGTGAAAAGTGGGAGACTAGAGAAGTCTGTCGATTTGGAGTTGAATACTGGGACAAGTACGCCGTCAAAAACTTTGAAGAAGCAGTCCTCGGAGGAGCAG